TGAGTTATTTGAGGAGTTGAGTAAGCAGTGCTTGACGTTAGATGTGTACCAGTACTTAAGGGATATTTACAACTACGAGTTTACCGTGCCGTTGGGTGTCGGTATAAAGCTGGCACGTAACTGGTCTGATACAAAGAAAGAAGTTATCTATCAAGTGTTTCCGAATGGAAAAGAAGAGCGGAAGGAGAAGTAATCTAATGGTTGCCAAAACGAAACCAGTGCTTGCTAAAAAAGTAAAGCCAGCGTCTGACCATTTTTTAATCGTTGATGAGAATAGTGAGTATATTGTAGATAGCGCAGAGTCTCTCGCGGAGGCTAAGGCTGCGCTGATTGATCGTGTTGATGGCAACTGTCTTGAAGAGGGAGAATACTGCATTTATAAAAGAGCACTAAAAGTACGAACTGTTACCACGAAAACAACTCTGACGGAGATCGGCTAATATGAACCAAGTTACAGGTGTAGTGAGTGACATTCCAGTACTGAATACTAAGACTGGAAAAACGATGTACTCCATCGTAGTTAATGGTGAGAAGTTCGGCGTAGGCATGTACGCTCCTAAGTGCGCTGTTGGTGATACCGTTACGTTTCAGGTGTCTATGAACGGACAGTACAAGAACGTGGAGAACAAGACTCTAGTAGTACAGGCCGGTGTTCCACGCCAAGCTCCTAGTGCTGCTCCATCGCTGACCTCCGCTTCCGCTAATAGCGGTACGTTCGACAACCGACAAGATACTATCTCCAAGCAGGCAGCCCTTAACACGGCTATCGCATTTGCTAAGCTGGCTCACGAGGCCGGAGCGCTACCTTCCCCTACCAAGGTGAAGGATAAGCTGGAAGCCTTGGACGCAATTGTTAAGCAGTATGCTCGGGACTTCTATCAGTTCTCTACAGGTAAGACCCTTGAGGTACCTGCCGGGGATAAGGCTGTTGCTGGGCTGGAAGACGACGGAGAGTGGAAGTAAGCTACTTCAATTGAGGAACTAGTACCCTAAGTACTGGTCCTATTTTACAGAGCCTGTAGAGTTACTAGTACCGAGCACGGAACACACTTCCAGTTTGGGCCTCATCCGTCAAAGGGTGTTAGTAACTAGACAGGCTTCTTTTTCCCTTAAGGAAATGTTAAACGATATGAACATCATCAAAGAGAAGTTGTGGCAGGTTGTAGCTAGAGTAGTAGCCCAGCCTTTTGTTGCTAACTATCTAGTGAACAGATCTTTTAAAACCCCGTACGTTCACCTAGAAGATTACATGGATCGGTGGTGGTTGTTTAACCCGTACAACCCAGAGACTCACGCAAGTAAGTACTCGTGGTTACCTAGCGTTCGTATTCACCACATCCTGCGGGCGGACGTTGCTAAAGATCCTCACGATCATCCGTGGATTGCTCGGACTATTATCCTAGATGGAGAGTACTGCGAGAAGCGCTTGACTAAAAGCTTTACAAACGATGACGGGGTGTACGAGTGTCACTACCAGTACTATAACCGTAAGCCTAGTGATACGGCTGAGTTGAATTACGACCAGTATCATCACATCGCTACGGTGAGTGACGGCGGTGTTTGGACTTTGTTCATCACTTGGAAGTACGTCGGAGACTGGGGCTTCTGGAGAGACGGTAAGAAGATTCCGCACAAAGATTACATTGAACACGGTGGAAGAGGATAACTTCACGATGATGCACGAAGGTTTATTTATTGCGGTCACGGTGGTTATAGTGTTCTTGTTGGCTGAGTGGTATTCTAAAAACAAGGATAACAACGATGACCGATTCTAATAAAGGTACTAAGTACGACGAGGGCAAACTTCCTCTTGATCTACTTAGTCCTCATTACTTGAACGGCACTGCTGCGGTATTGCAGTTCGGTGCTAAGAAATACGACGCTTACAACTGGGCTAAAGGTATGAAGTGGTCTAGAGTGTTCGCAGCCTTGATGCGTCACATGTGGGCTTGGTGGGGTGGAGAAAGCGTAGACAAGGAAACAGGTTTGTCTCACTTGTGTCACGCATCGTGCTGCTTGATGTTCCTAGTTCACTACGAAGCTACCAGTACTGGTGAGAATGACAAACCCGACTATGGGCTTAAAGAGGAAGCAGGTCTTATGTTGCAGCACGAGCAGCTTACTGAGCGTATAGAGAATCTCTTTGCGAGGACTTGGAAAGGACTAAATGCTTAAGCCTACAGTGATCCTCAGCTCCGACGGAGTTAACCACGACAACGCCACGGCTCTTGTCACCGAGCACATCGAGAAGTTTAAAGCGCTGGGTATCAGTCCGTTCGAGCACTTTAAACGCAACATTAAACTAAGCCTTAAGTACAATGCAGATTCTACTTGGAGTTTGGAGGTGCTGAGCCCCGTGGTCTAACAAAGATAAGGAGATCAAACTATCACTTACAAGAATTTAAAAACGCCGTGGTCTAGTGTAGGGTACTTGACCTACAAGAGAACATACGCTAGGCGTAAGAACTCCTACGATGACCCCGAGGGAGTTACAGAAGATTGGCAAGACACAGTAGAACGAGTCATTACTGCTTCTCGTGAACAGCTTAAGTGCGGCTTTACAGTTGAAGAAGAAGAGCGTCTAGCTACGTACTTGATGCAATTAAAGGGATCAGTTGCCGGGAGATTCTTGTGGCAGCTAGGTACCGAAACAGTTGAACGCTTAGGCTTGTTCAGTCTACAGAACTGCGCATTCGTGAGCATTGATGAACCAGTAGAACCTTTCACTTGGACCTTTGACGCGTTGATGCTGGGGTCTGGGGTAGGAGTAAACATTCAACGTGAGTACGTCTACAAGTTACCGCAAGTTAGTGAAAGCTTTGTGGGACCTACACGGAAGGATGATGCTTCCGCAGTCTTCATTGTTCCAGATACTAGGGAAGGATGGGTCGCACTACTTGATCGTACGCTTCGCTCGGCTTTCGGGCTATCTGGCGAAACTAGCTTCACCTATTCCACTCAGCTTGTCCGAGGAAAAGGAGCTAGTATTAAAGGTTTTGGAGGAGTCGCAAGTGGTCCTGAAGATCTGGTCACAGGCATTGGGAACATTAGCGGAATCCTTGAAGCTCGACGAGGAAAACAACTAAGGCCGATTGACTGCCTAGACATTATCAACATCATTGGTTCTATCGTGGTGGCAGGTAACGTCCGACGTTCAGCAATCATCGCAATCGGAGACCACGATGATATTCAATATTTACGAGCAAAGCGATGGGACTTGGGTGGCATTCCAAATTGGCGGGCAATGTCCAACAACTCCGTTGTGTGCAATGACTTTAGTTTGCTACCCGAGGAATTCTGGGAAGGTTATCGTGGGAACGGTGAGCCGTATGGACTCATCAATCTCAAACTCGCCCGATCTTGTGGCAGAACTGGAGAGACTCAGTACAAAGATAAAAAGATTCGAGGATTTAATCCGTGTGCTGAACAAGGACTAGAGGATAATGAAACTTGTTGCCTTAGTGAGATATTTCTTCCCAACATTGAGAGTCGAGAACAACTACTCGACCTCTCGACTTTACTTTACAGAGTCTGTAAACACAGCCTCGCGCTACCTTGTCACCACGCTTCGACTCAAGAGGTTGTCCGTCGTAATATGCGGATGGGAATTGGTATTACAGGCTACTTGCAAGCAACAGAGGAACAGCGAGAGTGGCTAAGTGAAACGTATGAGAAGCTTCGTGAATTCGATGCAACGTACAGCAAAGCAAACGGGTTTCCTAATAGCATTAAACTCACTACCGTTAAACCTAGCGGTACTCTTTCTCTACTACCGGGAGTTACCCCCGGCTGTCATCCTGCTTACGCTACTCATCTCATCCGTCGTATCCGTGTCGCTAGCAACTCACCCTTGGTGGATGTGTGTAGGAGTCACGGGTACCCAGTCGAGTATCAAAGAGGATTCGATGGCAAAGAACAAAGAGACACTGTAGTTGTATCGTTTCCTTTCTCGTACCCTAAAGGTACTGTGGTGGCAAATGATGTATCCGCTATCGACCAGCTTGAAGTAGTTAAACGGCTACAAACTGAGTGGTCAGATAACGCGGTAAGCTGTACAGTGTACTACAAGAAAGAAGAGTTGCCTGAGATTAGAGAGTATCTAACTAAGAACTACTCTAAGAACTTTAAGACTCTAAGTTTCTTGTTACACAACGAGCACGGCTTCGATCAAGCTCCTATGGAAGAGATCACCGAAGAAGAGTACAACCAGATGGTAGCTAGTACTAGACTGATTACGTCAACAGACGGTCTAGTTACGTTTGACAGTGACGACGAATGTGCTAGTGGTGTGTGCCCGATCAAGTAACACACTAAGTAACACGAGGGGAGGCCTTGCCGCTCGGCCATAATAGAGCGGTCTTTTAAATGAGGAATACTTAAATACTATGATGACTGTTAACAAGACTCACGCGATTGCTAATCCCAATAAGAAGTACGGCTTGTTCTCGAAGCGGACCTTGAAGACGACTGGCACCATCAAGGCTACTCGTTTCTTTAAGACTCGTGAGGCAGCACGTAACGCTAAGACCAGTACCCAAGGCATCGTGAATCTCAGTAACTATCAGGTGATCCGCTAAGATGGCTCGTAAAGGTAGTGGCATCAATCTACCACCGCTTCCAGATCCGGGTGACGGGGCTATCGGCCCGGACGGGAACGGTCTACCGCCACCTACTCCGAGTGTTGTATTTGCTCCGCCTGAGACGCCGCCGTTGCCCTCCGTCTCTACCGCTAAGGGTAAGATCCTAGCTGCGGCAGCAGGGCTAGGACTAGTAGTCCTAATCGTCTTGGCTTATAGCCACTAAAGTTTATATCTCTTCGTAGCTCAGTCTGGTAGAGTCCTCGCTTTGGAAGCGAGTTGTCGCAGGTTCAAATCCTGCCGGGGAGACCAGTTGTTCATGCGCGGCTGGCGGAATGGGTAGACGCACGGGACTTAAAATTCCGAGGTATGTTACCGTGAGAGTTCAAGTCTCTCGCCGCGCACCAGTATCTTCACCTTTAAAAGGAACACCTAAGAAATGATTAAAGCTAGTGATTTGCCTAAACCCGTTATTCCTAACATGGAAGACTACTTGCAAGAGCGTATCTCTGGTGCTGTTGAGAAGGGGTACCCTAGCTGTCTGGCTTGGATCAAGAAGTCCAAGCACGACGAGGCTAGTAAGCTCCTAGTCTCCAACGGCTACGAGTTCTCTACGTTGAAAGAGAAAGACGATTCCATCCAGCTAGAGATCCGCTGGTAAATAAGTAAGGCCCTTCTGGTGAAATGGTAGACGCGGTAGCTTTAGAAGCTACTACCGAAAGGTGTGGGGGTTCGAGTCCCTTGAAGGGCACCACAGTTGTCCCATAGTGAAACGGTATCACGTCAGCCCTTGAAGCTGAAGTCCTAGGTTCGACACCTAGTGGGACTACCACAACAACCGCCACGGTCGGTGCGCTGACAGCCGACGCCGGACACGAGTGTTAAACGGTCTTAAAGCTAACTCGTACGGGTCCTTTAAGGAGTTTACCTCTAACGTAACCGGCACTATTAGAGTGAGCCTTTGGTATATTGAGTGTGCCCCAGTCTTCCAAGCTGGTGAAAGGAGTTTGATTCTCCTAAGGCTCTCCAGTTTTAACATCGCCCGTTTAGTACAATGGTAGTACACGCCCCTTGTAAGGCCGTGATAGGTGTTCGATTCATCTAACGGGCTCCAGTATCTCTGACGCGAGGTAATTATGAGAGTACTAGTTTGTGGCGGTAGAGACTTTGGTAATATCTCTAGGCATTGGACGTTAGGGAAACCGACTGATTTAGAAGATATTAAAAAGTACAACTTTATCCTACGATATCTTGATGCAAAGTTTGTACCGTATGACGAACAGACAGAAGACCCAAGCACTTGGCTTCCTCCGTCTGATCTAGTCATTATCTCTGGTGCTGCTACTGGTGTTGATAAGGCAGCAATTGATTGGGCGATAGTGAACTGGTGTATGTTTGAAGAGTACCCAGCAGATTGGGACAAGCACGGTAAAGCCGCTGGTCACATTCGTAACAAGCAGATGCTAGAGGAAGGTAAGCCTGATCTAGTGATCGCGTTCCCCGGAGGCCGTGGTACAGCTAACATGATCCAACAAGCAAAGAAAGCTAACGTTCCAGTAGAGGAAGTAACTTACCAGTAATATGAAAGACAAGAAGGTTGTTATTAATAACCCTGTTGCTCAATACGCTTCTGAGTTTTGCAAGCCTAAGACATTTCGTGATCGTAAGAAGCACGTATCCAAAGGCCAGCAACGAGAAGATATGGCTAAGCGTATCGAAGAGATGCACCACCCGCTCCACACTCCGTACGCTAGAGATAGCACGTGGAAGAAAGAAGTTGTTCTTGAGGACGATGATTTTATTTCCTTAGAAGAAGTGGATGAAGGAGATGAAGTCTTCGATTATTACGGTGGAGACGACGCTCATGACTGGGACTACGAGGCGGGCTGCTAAATGAATCTAAAGCCTGATCTAAATCCCCTCGTGGATGGTGATATAATTGTGTACAGATGCGGCTTTGCAGCAGACAGTCAAGCCAAGAAAGAATTTGGAGATGACAAGTATCTAGAAAGGGATTATCTAGCTTGGGCTCTCAGTAACGTTAAGACCATTATGGAGGAACTACTTGAACAAGCTTTCCCGGACCACCAGTACTACAAAGCGTACCTCACAGGCAAAGGTAACTTCCGTGAGAATCTCGCCACCATCAAGAAGTACAAAGGGAACCGTGACCCTAGCCATCGACCTAAGTACTACTCCGAAATCAAAGAGTACCTCGTCCAGAGATGGAATGCCGAAGTCATCGAAGGCCAAGAGGCTGACGACGCGCTAGGCATTCACCAGTGGGCTAACAAAGATAAGTCCACCGTTATCGTATCTATTGACAAGGACTTGAATCAGATCCCCGGCTATCACTACAACTGGGTCAAGGGCGACTTTTACTACGTCACAATTGACGAGGCTAACTTGTGGTTCTTTAAGCAAATGCTTATCGGAGATACGACGGACAACATTCCGGGTATTGATAAGATCGGACCTAAGACTACCGACAAACTTCTTCCGGACGGCACTAGCGTTCAAGATGCGCAGGCCGTGGTGCAAGGGCTGTACAAGAAGCAGTACGGAGACGCTTGGCTAGGACCTTACACGGAAGTCGCAAACCTGCTGTGGATGCGTAGGACCGAAGGGCAAGTATGTCCGTTCTAATCGTCATCATCATCAGGGAGGTGCTAATTGGCAGGGAAGAAAAAGGAACCGAAGAAGCCTAAACAGTTTAGGTCTGGGTTTGAGAAGAAGGTAGCCGCTAGCTTACAAGAGCGAGATGTGTTGTACGAATACGAGACAGAGCGGTTAGCTTATGTCGTGCCTAGCTCTTCTCACTACTACGTGCCAGACTTTAAGCTGCCCAACGGTATCTATGTTGAAGCCAAGGGAATCTTTGACAGGGATGCTAGGGTAAAGATGGCCTTAGTGATGGAGCAAAATCCGGACAAAGACATCCGCTTGCTGTTCATGAGGAACAACAAGATCAACAAAGCCGCCAAGATGACGTACGCTGATTGG